TGAGGCGGTAGCCAGAACACCGGCTGAGGCGATTCGGTTTCTGCTATGCAACTTCCCTGAGTTGCGTTCAATCATGAACGCTGGTTACTACACCGTGGCGGTTGGCCCGCACACGTTGCAGCTTGGGGAGTCGCCTGAGCAAATCTCTTATCCGCTGATGCCCGACGACGACATCAGGATCATCCCGGTGGTTACTGGTGCAAGCTTTTTTAAAAAGTTTGGCGCGATTCTTTTAGGAGCTTTGTTGGTTGGCGTTGCCGTCGCGACCGGTGGCACGGGATTAAGTTTTGGCATATCTGGTTTTTCAGGAGGGATCGGGGCTTCTGCCGCCGTAGGCAATCTTGGTGCTGGATTGTTGCTGACGGGTGTTGCTGGCTTGCTGTCGCCAACTGTGCCAACACCCGACATCGACAACGACCCACGCAACAACTTCAGCTTTTCTGGAATTCAGAACGTCAGCAGGGAAGGAGTGCCCATTCCAATCGCTTACGGAGAGGTGATCGTCGGTAGTGTTGTTGTATCGGCTGGCCTGAACGTCGAGGAGCTTGAGTAATGCCTAAGGACACTCATGAATCAAAGCAGGTTGTTCGCATCATTGACCTGCTAGGTGAAGGCGAGATTGAGGGGTTTCCTTCTGCTAGCGGCCTTACAGCTGGATCTGCTGCCTATAACATAGCATCGTTAAAAGACATATTTTTCAATAACACTCCTGTCTTAGGTAAAGACGCGACTGTTACGTCAAGCTCGACGATTAACGATGCAAATATTGTCGAGAACTTAAATTTTGATATGCGTGTGGCACGGTTTGAAAGCCGTTTAGGCACGCAGAATCAGTCGTTTCTTGAGAACATTGGCGATGCAAACCAATCGACCACCATCGTAAACACTGAGCTTGCAAAGCCTACCGTTCCAGACGGTACGTCTACAGGTAATTACAGGGCAGATGGTCAACCTGTCACCAGGCAAATCACGGACAGTGACGTTACTTCTGTTCGGCTCACCATTGGTTCTCCGGCGCTAACTCGTCAAAAAGAAAGCACAGGGACGCTGAAAGAGATTCTAATTGAATATAAAATCGAGGTCCAATACAACGGAGGCGGCTTTAACCCTGTTGACTTCGGTGACACTGAGGACAACGTTTTTAAAGGAAATGGCAATTTCTTTATTAGGGGCTATTCGCCTGATTTATATCAAAGGGCGCATCTTATTACTCTTACCGGGGCCTTCCCTGTTGACATTAGGGTGACGCGCACGAGTGTCGTGCATAGGCCGGATGACATCATCAACGATACGCTTATTTGGTATGACTTCACGCAAAAAATAAGTGAAAAGACTAGATTCCCCAACAGTGCTCTTTTTGGCCTCAAGTTAGATTCTGAGCAGTTCCCAAGCATTCCAAAGCGCAGCTATAAAATACGCGGCATCAAGGTTCGTCTTCCGCACAATGCAACGGTGCGAAGTGATGGGTCAATATCGTATTCAGGCACTTTTAACGGCACACTAAAAACAACAAGAGAATACACGACATGTCCTTCTTTTATACTTTATGACCTGCTTACAAACACAAGATATGGATTTGGCTCGCAAATACTTACGCCTGAAGAGCTTCGTCGCAAGCGCGATTTAAGTGATCTGTTTGATGGCGCGTCTGATATTCCCGAAAATCTCGATATTTACAGCTTCCAAAAAGCGTCAGTATATTGCAATGAGCTGATCAGCTATGACGGCGTTACAGAGCCACGATTTACCTGCAACGTTGTTCTGCAGACGCAAGAAGAGGCTTTCAAGCTTATACAAGAGATGTGCTCTGTATTCAGAGCAATGCCGTTTTGGGAAGCTGGTGGCATCAGTGTCTCACAGGACGCGCCTGGTGATTTTGCTTATACCTTCAACCAAAGCAACGTCACTGAGGCTGGGTTTAACTACTCAGGATCAAGCCTAAAGAATCGACCAACATGCGTTTCCGTTAAATACTTTGACAACAACAAAAGAGATTTTGCGCATGAGCTGGTTGAGCTTAACCAAACCAACTTCAAGCCAGTCAGAAAGTATGGCTACAACAAGCACAATATCACCGCATTTGCTTGTACAAGCCGAGGCCAAGCCCGCCGCCTCGGTCATTGGTTTCTTTATACATCGCATTTTGAAACCGAGGTCTGCAATTTTGAAACTGATATTGCCGCAGGCATAACTGTCAGGCCGGGTGATCTTATCAAGATTAGTGATCCTGTCCGTGCTGGTAAAACAGTTTCCGGCCGTGTTGTCTCAGGGTCAACGACTACATCAGTCAAGCTGGACCGCAGTGATGTTGACATGTTCGGAACGCAAGCGCCGAGCACCTTTACCTTGAACGTCATCACTGAAGGCCGTGACGGTAACGACGCAAAAACAAATTCAAGATCAGGAGCTCAGATTTACGAGGTCCAAGCAGTCGCTAACTCGACGATTGTTGGAAATACTGTGACGCCTGGCTCAACTTTGAACACTGCGCCGGTTGCTGGCACTCCGTTCTCTATTGGATACGCAGATTTAAACCTCAGCCTGTGGCGTGTGCTTTCTGTTGTCGAGAATGAATCAACTTATGAAATCAGCGCAGTAGCGCATGAAGGGGAAAAATACACAGCTATAGAAAGCGAAGAGGCGTCATTTAGATTTGCCCCGCGAGACATTACGCAACTTGCGGAGAAGCCTGATCCTGTTAATAACCTTGTTTTAGAGGAAGAGCTTTATGAAGAAGGCGACAAAGTTTTACAGCGTGTCAGGATAAGTTGGCAGCGGTCAGCACGAGCGCAACAGTACGAGGTTGCCTATAGATTTGACGATGGGAACCACAAATATCTCTATGTCACCACTACTAGCACTGAGATTCCAAATAGTGAGGTTGGGACATACAACATAAGCGTTACTGCGATTGGCTACGCCCTTGACGTAGAGCAAACCGGCAAGCGTCGTTCGTCTAGCACTAACGGCAAGATTACAACCGTTGGCAAAAGTTCACCGCCAAGTAATATCGCTAGCCTCAACATCACGCCAATCGACCAGCACACAGCAGAGCTGCATTGGCCTGAGGCAACCGATCTTGATGTCAAAATTGGCGGCACCGTTGAGATCCGTCACAACCCCCGCACCACGGGCGACATTAAATGGGCTCAATCCGAAAAAATTGTCCCGGCTGTCAACGGCAGCACGACGCGCAAGATTGTGCCATTGCTTGATGGTCACTATCTTGTTCGCGCCAAGGATTCCGTCGGCAATTATGCGCCATTGACAGGCATTCCAACCGTCAAGATTGAACTGCCAGAGCCGCAGGATTTAGAGGTCGTCCAGACCTACACGGAAAGCCCGAACTTTACCGGCACGTTTTCACAAGCTTTCAACAGCGTCACAGAAGGCGGCATCACGCTTGAGGCTGACGGCAAGATCGATGACATCACCGACTTTGATAGCGTCACCAACCTTGATTTCTTTGGTGATGTGGTCTCAGTTGGCAGTTATATCTTCGCTAACACGCTTGACCTTGGCGCGAAGTATGACGTCGAACTGCTGGCCAACCTAAAGATCAACACGATCAACCCTGACGACTTCTGGGATTCACGGTCAGACAATATCGACACTTGGAACGACATCGATGCTGACGACCTGTCAGAAACCAACGCCGAGCTTTATTCAAGATCTACCAACGATGATCCAAGCGGCGGTTCGCCTACCTATGGCACTTGGGAGCCGTTTGCGAACTCGACGAAGCGCGGGCGCGGGTTCCAGTTCAAGGTTGAGATGGAAACCTCTAACGACTCACAAGATGTTGTGGTTCAGACCCTTGGTGTGTCGGTGAAGCTGCAGCGCCGGACTGAACAGCAGCGTAATATCGCTAGCGGCACCGGAGCAAAGGCAGTGACGTTCCCTTCTGCCTTTTACGGCACGCCAAGCATTACGATCACAGCAACCAACATGGCGACAGGCGATTTTTTTGAACTCAGCAGTGTGAGCAGGACTGGTTTTACTATCACGTTTAAAAATTCCGGCGGTACAATTATCGATAGAAATTTTGACTATCAAGCCGTTGGGCACGGCAAGGAGATCTCCTAATGGCTCAGGCAACTGACTATTCTCTCGCTAATCAAAGCGGCTCCGCATTCCGGACTGAGTTGAATTCAATTCTTAGCGCGGTCCAAACGCTAAACAGCGGTTCGTCGGCACCAAGCAACTTGGTTGCTCACATGGTGTTTTTAGACACCAGCACCACCCCAGCCACGCTCAAGATACGTAATGCCGCCAATGATGGATTTATAACCCTAGGCACGGCATCAACCAATTTCGGACTGGTCAGTGCCTCTGGCGCGACCTTTACCGGTGATATCACGCTTAACGCTCGGTCAGATGTGCGTTTTGCTGACGCAGACAGCAGCAATTACGTGGCGCTGGAAGCTCCCGCCACAATCTCCTCAAATTACACGCTGACCCTCCCAGCGGCTGATGGCAGCGCGAATCAAGTACTAAAGACTGATGGCTCTGGTGCGCTTGGCTTTGCCAGTTACCTGCTACTAAGTGAAACGACAAACGGCCAAACCGTTACTGGCGGTGTCCGCGCCAACATCGTCACGTTGAGCGATGGGGCCAACATTGCCTATGACATGGATGACGGCAATAACGCGACTGTCACGCTTGGCGGCAATCGACAGTTAGACAACCCGTCAAACGTAACTGTGGGGCAGTCCGGGTCTATATTTATTGTTCAAGATGGATCCGGGAACAGGTCACTCAGTTTTGATACGGCATATGATTTTGCAGGCGGAAGTGCGCCAACTCTCACAAGTACTGCAAACGCCGTAGATCGTATTGATTACGTCGTTCGCACTACTAGCTCCATCCACTGCGTTTTCACTGCTAACTACTCATGAGCGTTTTTCATAACAACGCCCTTATCGGCGCTGGTGGTGGAGCGGCTGCCGATACTGCCGCAAATATCACTCAATCTGTCCGCTTTAACGACAATGATTCTGCTCATTTAACGCGCACCCCGTCCTCCGATGGCAACCGCCGCACCTGGACCTGGGCTGCATGGGTAAAGCGTGCAAATTTAGGTGGCTATCAGTCGCTTTTTGCTGACCAAGTGAACGGAGGTACTGAGGGAGCTGCTATTTATTTCAACACAGGTGATGACAGAATAATTTTTGAGGAATACTCAAGCGGTGGAATTCAATGGAAACTTAGAACCCAACAGCATTTTGTCGATTGCGGTGCATGGTATCACCTTACCGTAGTATTCAATTCGCCAGCCTCTACTGCAGATGAAAGGATGAGGATCTATGTAAATGGATCTGAAGTTACTGATTTTGCAGACAGAACTAACCCGTCTCAAAACTTTCAAGGCTCATTAAATAGAGCAAGAATTACAGATATTGCCAGCTATGGAGCGTTTGACACAAGCTATTTTGATGGGTATTTAGCAGACATATACTTCATTGACGGTTCTGCCCTTGATGCCAGTTCATTCGGGGCGTATGACTCAAACGGCGTTTGGCAAGCTGCGGCTTATTCAGGAACATATGGAACAAATGGATTCCATCTGCTGGATTTTGAAAACGAGTCAACAATCGGTCACGACTCAAGCGGCAACAACAATGACTTTACAGCAGTAAATCTTCTAAAATCATCAGGTCAATATATAAACGCTATTTCAGGAACAGCAAGGTCTGGGTTCCCGTTTTCACAAATGTTTGATGGGCGCTTAGATCACGGGGCACTTCCTGCCGCAAGCACTTCGTACACTTTTACCCCTACGACTTCAATACCGTTTTCAACGTTGCATATTTATGCCTACAAGGACTCGTCTCCTGGTACGTTGAAAATTAACGGCACTGACGTTACGTCACAGGTCCCTAACCACAACGGGATTGGTCCTAACCAGCGGACGCAAATTACTGGAATAAGCTCACCGCTGACATCCATTCAAAACATTAGCAACGGCAATTTAGCCAACATTGTTTTTGCGGGTCTTGAGATCGATGGGGTGCTGCTGTTAGATAAAGCTTCAGAAATTGACGCTCTGTTTGACGTGCCAGTGAATGGCGATCAAACGGACACCTGTGCGGGGGGAGAAGTCAGCGGGAATTACTGCACGATGAACGCCCTTCACAAGAATAGTACTGTCACTTTCAGTAACGGAAACTTACATGTATCCAATTCCAGCGGTTGGTGGTCCCAGACGGGAACTATTGGCGTTACTTCTGGGAAGTGGTACTACGAGCTTCAAAAAACCAGTGGAAGCTATATAGGCGTTGGCTGGAGAAATGACGCAACAACAGCAGGCAACCCTTCACACAATGCGAATGGTGGAGGCATATATACTTCCCATAATGGCTATAAGCAAAGCTCAGCCGGAGCCGTTAGCTACGGCGCTACATGGGGCAATGACGATATTATCGGCGTTGCGTTTGATCGGGACGCTGGAACGATCACTTTTTTGAAGAATGGAGTAAATCAAGGCCCAGCTTTCACTGGCATGGCCGATGGCATTTTTATGCCAGAAGTGCAGACATATCAAAGCGGTGCTAGGGTTAATTTTGGACAACGGGCTTTTTCCTATCCCTTAGTACACAGCAGCTTGGTTTCTGGCCCAGTCGCCGGATCTCCATATGACGCTACAAAAATGTTTGATGGCAGTACGTCAACCTATGCCGATCACTCAAGCACAAACAGCACGATTACGTATTCAAATACGTTAACAGCCGTGACAAGCCTTAGGGTGTACATCCACCAAGGCAATAGCACTGGAACGGTTACAACCAAAGGAGCTAGCGGCACTGAGGTTGACACGATTGCGGCAGATTTCGGGCCTGGTTGGCATACTATTTCTCTTGCAAATACTGGCAGCACTATCCATTCTATTGCTTTTACTAGAGGTGGTTCAGGCAATTTTTTAAGCATATATGCGATTGAGGTAAACAGTGTTGTCCTTCTAGATAGCGCAGCAACTGGATTTAAAACCTTAAATACTGCGTCCCTTCCGACTCCTGCTATCGCCGACGGTTCGGATCATTTTGATGTGTCTTTGTGGGCAGGCAATAGTAGCACCCAATCAGTAAGTAGCCTTTCATTCGCTCCAGACTTTACATGGATTAAGGCTAGAAACCATGCGTATTGGCACTACCTGTATGATGCAGTTCGCGGCGCTACTAAAGAGATATATGCAAACTCAACTAACGCTGAAGCCACGGATGCTGGTGGATTAACTGCATTTAACAGCGATGGGTTTAGTCTCGGATCGAATATAGCTACCAATGGTTCTAGTAAAACGTTTGTTGGCTGGTCTTGGAACGCTGGAGCAAATAGCAACAAGACTTACACCGTCAAAGTCGTTAGCGACAGCGGCAATAAATACCGCTTTGACGATCACGGCACAAGCGCAGTAACGCTGGATCTTGCTGAGGGCAGCACCTATATCTTCGATCAATCTGATAGCAGCAACTCAGGTCACCCGCTGCGGTTCTCTACTACGTCAAACGGATCGCATGGTGGCGGCAGTGAGTACACCACGGGCGTAACTGTTACTGGAACGCCTGGTAGTGCAGGAGCAAAGACAACGATTGTTGTCGCCGCTAGCGCACCAACGCTGTATTACTACTGCACCGCTCACAGCGGCATGGGCGGGCAGATCAATACGAACAGCACAGCTGGATCGACTCGGTTGTCAGGCAGTGAAAAGTCTGCCTCTTACGATCAAAGCCAAGTATGGACCAATTACTTAACAACATCTGGTTCTGGGCTTACAAACTATGGGAATGGACCTTTTGCTGGCAATGACGACTATGACAACTATGTTTATGTAACAGGAGCATCGAGTGGCACTAACCACACAGTCACTTTTACGCCACCAAGCCCAATTAGCTATTCGCACTCTTTAGTTATTAGAACCGAACGAAATCACGGTGAAGCATCTATCGACGGAGGCAGCACCTACCAGCAAGAAGGTAGCGATGGGCTAATTCACTACGAAGGGCCTGGCAGTTTTACAAGCATCATTTTCCGTGACTCAAGAGGTCAGTATTCCGGCGACATTTCATCGATCCGTGTTGATGGCAAATTGCTTGTGGACTCAAGCGCCACCCCTCCGGCTAGTCCTTCAGCAAATTCGGTAGTCAAAGCCAATCCCACTGCAGGATTTTCGATTGTCACTTTCAATAGCGGCGGTTCTGACGGCGACTTTACTTGCGCCCACGGACTTGGAGCGGTGCCTGAGCTGATTTTTATGAAGTCACGCTCTCGCAGCGGTGGCCCTTGGTGGGTTTTTAACAAGGATGTAGCTACAGGCGATCAAGCCGTTGCTAAGCACCTGTACTTGAGCACATACGGTGTTGCCGCCAATAACATTGCCAATGGCGGAGGCAACGTTTGGGGTAATACATTGCCCACTCCTGCCCATTTTGGTTTTTCAGTTGGTAGCGGCACAGCGCATACTCAAAATGAGACCATATTGGCCTACTGCTATACATCTATACCGGGCTATTCAAAAATCGGTTTCTACGAGGCGAATTCAAACGCTGCAGGTCCGTTCGTACACACAGGCTTCAGGCCCAAATTTCTATGGGTGAAAAACATTGATGATACTCAATACGCCACAGCGTACAACTGGACAGCTGTTGATGCTAGCCGATATCCGCATAATGAGCCAGCAGGTGATTTAAATGCTTTATACTTTAATTCTGATGCTGATGAGAATACTTACTCGTACGGTGGCGCGTCTACGGGGCTTGCTTTAGATATTTATTCCAACGGTTTTAGGCCAAGGTCAGCGTCTGCCGAAATTAACACTGGCAACACCTATATTTTCTATGCCGTAGCGGAAGTACCATTCTCTAGCAACGGCGGGCTTGCTCGTTAAACTCACATCATCGTTCTAATCTCATGGGCTACCTGCTCAACGGTCAAACACTGCCATTGGACGTTGCCTGGAGACATCCAGAGACTGGTGTTCAGTACCCAGCAAACTGGCTTCGGCTGAGCACTGATCGTGACCGTGAGTTGCTTGGAATTACATGGGCAGAGGATGTCAGCAACAGCTACGACCAAAGGTTTTACACAGGGCCCAATAACCCCAAACGGTTAGAAGATGAAGCCGTTCTAGATGAAGACGGCAACGCTACCGGCATGGTGATGGCTGGCTTGAAGTCAACGTGGAAGGCAAAACAGGATCAGATTGCCGCTGGGGCGCTTGCTTTGTCAGATTGGCGAGTGATTAAGGCAAAAGAAACGGGCACCAATATCCCATCTGTTTGGAAGACATATCGGGCTGCAGTGCGTACAGCCTGCAACACGCGCCAGACCGAGATTGACAACTGCTCTGACGTTGCAGCGTTGAAAGAGTTGCTATTCGGACCGCAAAAAATCGCTCAAACTGACGATGATGGCGAGTTTGTAACTAAAACCGTGACGCTCCAGCGGCAACAAACAGATAAGGACGGCGTAGGCGTTACGGACGATGACGGCAACGCTGTGATGGAGGATTACACCGAAGAGCAGCCTGTCATGATCGCTAATCCTAATATCGCTACAGCCTGGCCCGATCCTGTCGAATGACGTTTCTGGCTGGTGTCGCAACAGGCGTCCTGCTGGTGTTCGGCTGGGCGCTGCTCTCTATGAGTGCCAATGAAACCCGATAGCCGCAATCAGTTCATTCCCGCAAAGCCCAAAAAGACCAGGCAAGGAAATGGATCACATTCCAAACCATCACATGGCCGGAAAAGGTATCGTGGTCAAGGAAAACGTTAACCCTCTTTCCCATGCTCAAAATTCTCATTGCGAGTGGTGTCGCCGCTTCAGCAGTTGCGCTGGCATCTCCTGTGCACGCAGCTCCCGTTTATTTCAATCCAGAAGCTAACGTCGGGGGCGACCTTGACCACGGCGTGGGTGGCATGGATGTCGATCTTCATATCGGCATCGAAGGCGGTGGCGCATATGCCCAAATTGGACCCATGATCAAAGTGCCTGACACTGGTGAAGTGGATTACGGCGTCAGCGGTAAAGCTGGCTACGGTTTTGGGCCTGGCTACACCGAGCTGTCCTTCGTTTCATATGACGATGACACCAGCATCAATCTGAAAGTTGGCGGCAAATTCCAGCTCTGAGCTAGAATTGATCTAGGTTTCTCACACAGACCGGCAGAAAGCTCCCGTACTTGCAGAGCGCGGGGGCTTTTTGTTTATTTGGAGGCATTATGCAAAAAGTATGTAATGTGCTCGGTGTTCTTGGTTTTGTGATGTCATCAGCCCTTGTTGGCGCATCGGTTCTTGCGTTTGCTCGCATCCCAGGAATGATCGACGACATGGCTGCCGACATGATGGGCGATGTCACCGAGATGATTCCAGGTGAGATCGATGCGGCGATGCCAGAGCTGCCGACCACTACCGGTCCAGCTGTGCCGATCAAGTCACCTTTGTAGTGACTGAAATTCCAGAGATCGGCGTACGGTCGATCAGTGTCTCAACAGTCTCTGTAAGTCAACCAATACCGCCGCCTATTCTGCCAGCGGCACCACCAGTCACGTCTGCGCGGTATCCGATAATCGACATGCCCGGTTGCGTCAGGGCAAGGATAGCTGTCGGCAATGGCGTTAAAACATTTGAAGAAGACCCACGCGGAAATGTAACACTATGCAGTGGCCCTGTGCCCATCTACGAGGCTGCTGACTACAGGCCTCGCGATTTTACTTGGGTACAGCCATCGCAATCTGCAATAAAGAGGCCGGATGTCTCACGTCCAGCCCCATCCCCTCAACCCACGCTGCCGGGTGACGCTCCCAGCATTCCAAAAATAGCAACGGATCCCCCATGTCCGCCATTCGGATCTAAAGAAATAGGCTCATTCAATAAATTGGGCACTAAAGTGCTGGCTGGTTATGAGCTGCAAGACGGTCAGTGCGTAAAACTTTGGGATCCGGTACCAATCGGACAAGTGGTTGATAACTACGTGCCGGATGCCGCGCCAACAATATCAGTCGCGTTAACTGCCGCTTTTGCTACTACCGCAGCCATATTCGCTAAGCCAATTGCGTCAGTGCTGCAGAAGCTGGCAAAGCCTCTGACCAAAAAAGTGGTAAAAAAGGTCAATCAGAAGCTTGGCCGTAAGGTAAAACCGGAATCTTTACAGCAGAGGCGGGCGATGCAGCGTCACCGGAATCAAGCCATTCGTGATCTAAGACGGGCTTTGGGTAAGTAATCTCGTGCGTGTGGTCTTCCACTGGCTTTGGCTTGAGAACTACATCAGCACAGATTGGGAAATATGGTGAATCATGCTTAAACCCGTAGCCTTCGCGTAAGGCGGTGGCACAGGCCTTGAGTCGGCCCATCTCGTAGTTGAGTCTTTTATCGGCTAAGGCTTGTTCATAAAGGGCGACTTGCCTCCTAGCCGCTTGCTTGCATAGCTCAATAGGTCCTCGATCTAATGGGATAGAGAAGGTGGCAGTAATGCCAAAGTTGTTGCTGAAATTCTGGCGGTAGCCTGTTCGCATCGGCTTGTAGTAAAGTATCTTGCCCGGATTGTCTGGTATGCCATCAGGAATGTCTAACCCGGTCTCTGGGTCGATTAGGCCGACATTGTCACTGTTATCGTATACTGGCTCTTGATAATACTGATTGTTTGGTTTGCCAAAAGAATGCGTAGACGACGCGAAGGGCGAGATGTTTAATGTTGCCGAGTCGCATTGAATCTGTGACCCGTAACTGTGCTTCATATATTGCCCTGGTGTGATCTGAACAGCTTGGTTGACAACCGAGCCACTGCTGTTTGATACAGGGCTAGCGGTCGCACTAACTTGAGCTGTTGCTGGCGCGGCATATAGCAGGCTGAGTAACAGAACAGAGGCTGTCGCTCTCATTGGCTGAACGTGCTGGTTGAGTCGATGACGGTTTCAGTAATAGTCTCGCGATCGATTGTGACCTTTTCAATCAAGCCAGGCCCTTGATATGTCTCGGCGAATTGAAACGCAGCACCAGGTGTTGTTTGTACCCAATTGGTCCGAGATGAAAGGTTTAAAGCAGTAGTGCTGGCTGCAGGACTTACGACGCCATTGGCTGGTTGAACGCCAGTTCCGCTGACGGTATACTCAAAACCAGTGCGGTAACTCTCAGAGACAATTGATTCCTTGACTATCGTCTTTGATTCGGTGTGGCTACTGACGACCCCCTGACTGAAATTGGGCACTACTGGCACTGCTGCTGCTGGGGATGCAAACAGCAAGAAGATCAGTATGCGGATCACCGTGTCGTAAGCTCGCTAATCACTTGACCGACAGCAGTAGTATTGGCTCCGCCTGGCGAGATCGTGACAGCACCCGCTGTGGTGATGGTGCCAGCCAGACCAGTATTGACACCTGCTGCTGTGCTGGTCACATCGCCGAAGGCAGGCACAGCACCAACAGTTGGGGCTGACGTTGGCACCGTATCGCCTTGTGTGTAACTTGTCGCAAAGCTGAATGAATTGCCGGCGGTTTTTTGAGTCGCATCTGGAATCGTGATGGCATTGACGCCATTGGTGGCCGCCCCAAGACCACCAAGAGCATCACTAGTGGTTGAACCACCTGCCGTCACGCTGGTGTCCACTCCAGTTCCGCTGATGCTGTAGCTGTTGCCAACCCTGATGGCTCGTGTAGACGCTCCGCCGACATCGAGTTGTACCGAACTCTGGATTTTGTGTGTAAGATCCGCCTTAGCAGGCAGTCCTGCAGTCAAAAGAATGCTCAATGCCAGAAGTGAGCGGTTCATTTGATGCCTGCGTTGGTGTCTTTGTTATCAACAATTATATCTTTTTTCTTATTGCCATTGTTTGATTTACGTTCGATACCAAACGAAGCCATCGCGCCCGTCAGCAGTGATGCCACAAATGTGTTGTCCATCTTCATTTGCGGAAAGATGCCCAGGTAAGACACCGTGAGTAATGTGGCACTCCAGCCCAAGACCAATATCTTGACGACATCTGCTATGCAGATGCCTTCTTTTTCGTGCTGTTCATCAGGATTGTTCGCCATGATGAAGGAGAGTTACGCTTTACGGTAGCGATCACTCTTGTCATGCTGCTCGTCCTGAAGCCAATAGTCATGACCGCATGGAGGTCACGAGCGTTCAAGGAGCTGATTGTGGCGATGCTAGAGAAAATTGTGACCCGCACTGACAACGATCTAGACGACTTGGCGGTCAAGCATCTGAAAGATCTGTTGCTGCCAGATACACGAGTCGAGAAGTAGGTGTCGACCGGCATCATTCAACTGATCCTGCTGTCGATAGGTATGGCCTTTGCTCTTCTTCCGTTCTTTCAATTCTTCCGTGGTACTCCCCATCAATTGGCTGCGATTAAGGAGCTTGAGCAGTCCGTGCCGCAGGAATTATTGGCGGAAGATGCAGACTGGTTCCAAGCTTGGAAGGAAAGCGGGTTTGATCAGCAGATCTATATGCCCTACTTCACTCAGCTCGATAACAAGACCGGTACCGGGTACAGGGAGTGCTTTAGTTCAGCCGCAGCCATGGTGGCAGCTTATCACAAGAAAGTTACGACAGATGACGAGTACAATGAAATCCGCGCCCAATTCGGAGATACCACATCGGTAGAGGCACACCTAGCAGCGCTGCGAAGCCTCGGCTTGCAGGCTGAATTCCGCAAAGATGGTGATGCTGACATGGTGGAGCTTGAGATCGAAAACGGCAGACCCGTGTTGGTGGGTTGGCTCCATGCTGGCAATATGCTTCTGGGCGAACCACCAATGTGTAGCGGTCTTGGCTGCGGTCATTGGAGTGTAATTAGTGGCTATGCAGGAAAGAACAGCAGTGATCCAGAGTGGATCATGCAGGATCCGCGAGGTTATCCCGAAATGGAAAAAGGCGGACATTCAAACCCGCACCGTGGGCGCAATGTCCGGGTCAGGCAGGCGGCCTTCTATCAGAGATGGCAAAACGAAGGGCCTGGCACAGGCTGGGTGATACTTGTGGATCAGCTGTAGAATATCGTTTTGCGCCTGACACGTGCCGGTATTGAGTGATTGGGAGATCAAGGCAAGGTGCCAAAAAAGCCAGATGGTGGTACCTTTTGACGAGGCATTGATCAACCCAGCGTCACTGGATGTGATCCTGGGTGACCAACTGATGGTGGAAAGCATCTACCAGCCAGAATTCGTGCGGATCGATATTTCACACAACAGCGAGGCCGACCCGTTTATGCTGCAACCCGGCGAGTTTTGCCTTGCCGAGACTAAAGAGACATTCAATCTGCCAGAGGACCTGTCGGCGCAATTTGTGCTCAAATCAAGTAGAGCGAGAGCAGGTTACCAGCACATGCTTGCTGGGTGGTGCGATCCTGGGTGGCACGGCAGCCGTTTAACACTAGAGCTAAAAAATGTGCGACTTCATCATCCACTGCCGCTGTATCCAGGCTTCAAGATCGGACAAATGGTCTTTCACACTATGTCCAGCGCTCCACTCAAGAGTTATGCAAACGTTGGGCACTACAACAACCACTCGACGGTAATGCCATCCGTGGTTTGAATGGTGTAATCGAATTCAGATCATGGCCTGGGCTGACTGGATGGTGGTCAAGCAGTCTCTTGAAGATGAATTGCATCTTGAAGCGACAGTGCGCGAAATTGGCCACACCACCGATGTGATGGAATTGACCGAGCTTTGCATACAACTAACTAGACAGAATTGGCACCAATCGATCTTGCTCAAGCAAGCCGTTTATCACGTTATGGAGCTCGAAGCCGGGTTGGCCGCTGAATGATACATCAGTAGCGCTTGCTCATAGATCCATATTGCCTGCCATTCCTGGGCATGCTCTCGCGTCATGCCGGCATATGTGATCCGCCAAAGCGGTCCAGATGGTGTGTTGATCTGGACCAGCTCTGGGGGCGGTGTCATCAGCTTGCCACGAAGTTCAGTTGACGGCGCATC